ATTAGATGTTATCGAGTGCGAAATGAAACTTCATCAGCATTTCTTTATGGACATGGATTTGAAAACTACATTGTAACTCCAGCTCATCTATATCCTCGAACACCAATAGAGTGTAAATTTAAGTTCACAGCTCCAAGTGGAAAAGAGATTGAAATGTTTATTGTTAATTTTGACAGAACAAGAGATGTAGCTTTATGGACATTTGATAAGAAACAGGGTTATGTCTTTCCTCGTAGATATTATGATAATTTAATTACAGAAAAAGAATTCATACAGCTTTCAAGAAAAGAAAGCACAGTTTTACAACATCTTCCTCTTAAAAATATTTTGCAGGTCGTAACAGCAAGTATTGTAACACATCATACAATAGATTTAAGTGGTGTAGGATTACAAGAATATGAACATTTATTTGAAATTAAAGCTCAGAAAACGCTTCCACCATTAACAACAGCTGGAGATTGCGGAGGTATAATTGTATTATACGATACAAATTTTGTTCGTAAAATTTTAGGGTTCCATGTAGTTGGAACAGGCGAGTGTGCTTATGCTGCTATAACAACAAGAGAGCTTATCGATAAAATGTTAATTAAGAAACCTACAGAAGAACAAGGAGAAATATTTTTAGTTGAACAGCCATATTCAAGATTTCCAATAGTCGATATATTAAATCAAGTAGAAAATGAAGTCGTCGGATGTCAAAGTAAAAACCTACCACAAGGTGAGTTTCATTATATAGGAGAACTTGGATTTTTCGCAAAACCAGCTGCAGATACAGGATTAATAACACATCCGTTTTATGGTCAGTTTGAAGAAAAATCAAGACCAGCAAATTTACACGTTAATCAAGTTAAAAATAAGGATTTATTATTAAAAGATGAAAATGGAGAGCCTAATTTATTGATCAGTAGAACATCAAAATATGGTAAGAAATTTAAAAATGTAATAGACCCTGCAACTTTACGTAATATGCAATCACAACTTCAAGAATACTATTTAGATGAATTCAAAGGAAAAGATCTTTCTTCTGCAACTGAGGACGAAATATTAAATGGACAAGAATATAATGAGCATTCACATCCCTTAGATATGAGGACAAGTCCAGGAATTCCATGGAGTGGAACCGGAAGTGGTGCAGGAAAGAAGAAGGATTACTTTTGTTGTACAAAATCAGAACAAAATTCATTAGGTCATACTGTTTTAAAGCGATATCTTGATTTGGAAAAGAAAGAGACTCAGTTATTAAAAGATGTTATTGAAAGAACAGATGCTTTGGGAAAGAAAGGAATTAGAACTCTTTCTATTATTAAAGATTGTTTAAAAGATGAGTGTAGACCTTTAGATAAAGTTTGGAAACCTAGAGTCTTTAAAGCTTTTCCTTTAGAAAAGGTTTATTTATTGCGTAAATATACATTAAAATTTAAAACTGAATGGACTATTAAAAGAGAAAGAATGTTTCATGCCGTAGGAATTAATGTTATGTCTCCAGAGTGGACTAATCTCTATCATCTTTTAAAAGAAAAATCTAATTTTGGAGGGGATGCTGATTTTGGAACCTTCGATGGTAACTTAAGACCCC